CTGCCGCTTTCTTGTCGTCTGCCGCTTTCTTGTCGTCTGCCGCTTTCTTGTCGTCTGCCGCTTTCTTGTCGTCTGCCGCTTTCTTGTCGTCTGCCGCTTTCTTGTCGTCTGCCGCTTTCTTGATTTGTTCCGGAGTTTGTGCGTCTCCTAAAAGGTCGTCGTTATCCGTCGCCTTCGGTGCTGGTTTCTTGATGTTCTCTGACATATTCTTTAAATTTATCGGTTATTATTTTAATCTTTTTGGCTGGGTCGAGCTGCATACCAAATTCGACTATATTGGTATTCTCTCTTTCAAACCTATCGACAAATGTATTAAAATTTATTTTAACTTTTAATAAATCTTTATTTATTAACTCTTTGTCGTTTAACTTCAATAGTTCGTCCAGAGTAAAATGTCTGTACGGTTCTATCTGTTTGAGGACTCGCATCCTTTGGATCTTACTCGGATTGTTTCGGTGTTCTGTTGCGATTATTTGCTCGCTTAACAAGTCAAGTTCTGCCGACGGCGCTCCGTTGGTTTTGGCTTGTTGGTATTGCTTATACAGTACGTCGATAGAATATAAATAAAACTCAGTCCCCATACTTATATGGTTGCCGAGGTATCTGTCTCCATACCTTAATCGACATCGAGTATCGTCCACGAATTTAATAGCGGCTTCTATATTGTCCTTCAGAGAATTAAGTACAGATACTTTACTCTCGAAATTTGCGGCCACTTGCATTTCGTTAATACTTTGTTTTGCCTGCATATCGCCACCAACTCCGACCGATCCCGAATATATTTTGGCGTTCAATCTTGCAACCTCTTCGACATTGTAATCTAACGAACCTTTATCGATTGTCGTAATCGATACGGGATTCCTTAGATCCGGACTGTCCTTTGTTGGGATTGGTACTTCAATAAACGAACCAACGCCCGCCAATCTTTTTTCCGAGCATACGGGGCACTGCTGTACGCCGCCCGTTCTCAGTACTTTATAATTCTCGTCGTCCCCTCTTAAATATCCGCCGTCGCAGTAGTCTCCTGTCTCTGAGTTCTCGAAGTCGCAGTCTGCCTCATAGGCCGAATATATTGGGTAAGGAGCATATAAATCTAAATGTCTTTTACTAATCGAAAAGAATAAAGCCCAGTCCATATCTGCCAACTGTGCCGATATTGGGGACTTCTTTAATTCCGGTGTCTTTTGGTTTAATTCTGTGGTCCAGAAAAAACGGGCCGGACAAAACCCCAATCCGTGTTCTACACTCTCAGGCTCCGCGTCTGTAATTTGTCCCTGGTCGTTAGTTTCGTAAACGGACATAGTCTCGTCGTCAAATACTGCGATTTTACCGTCGGCCTGTCTAAAAATTAAGTAATCTAATTTGTCGTTAACGTAACCGAAGTCGATAACGTTCTCAATCCCTAACCAATAGAAGTACGGTTCGGGAAACTCTGTCGTTTGTTCCTTTGGTAGATCAACCACCAATACAGAATTAATCTTAGTTTTGACTGCGTCCCAACCTTTTTTCCTCCAAACTTCGTTGTCTCCGTGGGCTTTTTTATATTGTTGCCAATCGGTTTTTAGTTCGGCGTCGGTAAACTCATAATCGAAAGACGGGTTACGTCCATCGAATACGCGTTCCAACTCTTTAAAGATGGTATCGGATAAACTGACAATCGGAGTTGGGAATCTAAAAAGCGATACAAAGATCGCAAATTTATCTTTTGGTATTAAAGTTCTAACCCAATCCAGGAACATAGTCGCAGGCTGTGAAACCTCCGATTGATCCATAAAACTTTCGGCATGAAAACGTATTCGGTTCTCATGCCTAATTGCTTTACTTATTTGGTTTGCCCTCTTCGGACTTTGTACCAGTTCTTTTATTTGATTTAATAGTAAGGCCATTTTTGTCGAAAGTATATTTAGAGTCTGTCGGTAATTTCCAACCTCCGTTGTTTGCCATAGACAAAATACGTTCGGCGTGGTTAATCTCGAAAGATTCTTTTATTTTCCCGACTTGTAACTCTACTTTGTTAACTCTTGTTTCCATATCGGTAACGTTTTACGGAGTTGTTAAATCAGTTAAAGCGTTAAAGTCTGAAGGTGTAATAATTACTAACTTGTCAGACCAGTTTGGTAAGAATTTCCACGAAATCGTGTTCATATCCGCACCCTCTAAACCTCCGAAGGCTTTATCGCCAACAAATAATCCAGCCACGGGAATAGGATAAACCTCTGTCGGAGTGTCCACGTCGTCCGCTACTGCAATAATACGTCCGAACTCGTCTTGTAAAAATACTCCTAGACCACCGTTAAGGGCCTCGGCTTGGTATTTCTTTAACTCAGCGATTGTTGCTTGTGATGTGAATAATAAATTACCTGTAAAGGTTGTCGGTTCTCTACCAATGATAATTGGAATACCTCCCAAAGTTTCATTACCTCCGCCGTATTCTCTTGCCGCTCCTGGTTCCGTTACGGGTGCCTGGATGTATGGTGTCTGTACGACTTTAGTTCCGTCCGCTGCTGCCAGCTTAGGTGTCCAAGATGCTAGGACGTTAGGGTTTGCCGTAGCAACCTCGAATTTATTTTTTACTCCTGCTGCCGAGAATAGTCGTTGAAATGCAGCCTTTTGGATTTGTCCGACTGACTCTGGACATCTTGCGATACCAACGTCAGCAATGGCAGCCCCTTGTGGGCAGTTTACTAATAATCCCATTTTGCAGATTGTTTTTAATTAATATTCAATTTAATGCTACGAAGATATAATAAAATTTTAATATACAACCTCGCTAAAAACAAAATAAATTTATTTTTAGTTTATGTTAAAAATTATTTTTATATTTGTTCATAATCTAAAATAGAAAATATGAAAACATTAGAGTTTAAAAACAGTAATCGCCAAACCGTGTTCGATGGTTTAACAGATTTTTTAATCAAATCCAAACGAGACGATAACTAGAAAAATATGGCGATCAAAAACAAATCTTTAGAAATTAAAAACCCGTGCGACTTATGCGGTGGGGAAATGTTGGGTATGTCTTACCCTGTTTACGACGAAAATTACAATATCCAAAGAGGTGTAAAACAATGTAAAAATTGTCAAACTGACGATTTAGCTCTCGGATTATCTAACTTAATGAGGTAATTAAACCACCTCAAAAAAAATTGTAAGGCTCGACTAACTGTTGGGCCTTTTTAGTTTCTACGTTTTAAACCTTTTTTCTTTGGTTTCTTACCTCCGACCATCATAGTCAAACAGTCCATATACTCGTCGTGTGTTGCGTTCGGGAATATAGTAACCTGGTCCAAAAATGCTTTATTCCAAGTCCCTCGGATTAGTTTAACCCTCTGAGCTTCACACGTTGGGGAACTGTCTTTGGCTCTTGCCGTTTTGTCCTTTGCTGGTGGTACGCCCTCTTTTACGTTTAGTTTAGTTTCTTTTTTCAACGTCTGGACCAGGGATTTACCAGAGGCCTTTGGTTCTATCTCGACCAAAGATCGTCGAGTATATCCGTTGGCGTGTGCGAAAGTCGGCAGAGCTTTACACAATTCGGGGAACTCTAAATGCTCAGTCTCAGCCATACGGATAATAAAATCGTTTTCGTATTCAGCGTATGCGATGTACCCAGACGGGTCGTTGGTTTCGTCTTTGGTGTAGGCCGTATCTGCTACGAAGTTCCAAACCAGGTTCGAGTACTCCTGTTGCCACGGTACAATCGGAAACCAATCCCGTTTCATTATTCCACCCTCTTCGGGTGCCGGCTTTTGGTCGAACTGTCCTGCATAACCGAACGAACCGAGGTCGATTTTAGACTCCGCCAATACCTCATCGTCGAGACGTACAGGATCTAAAAGTTTGTATTTCCCCAGGCCTGTATCGGTGTAGTTAGCGGATAACTCAGGCGGTAATACGTTCCCTTTGTCCTCTGCTGGTAAACAAATATGTTTGATTTTTTTACCCTTTTTTGATAACATAACCCCCGTCGGATCTTCCTCGTGGAGTCTCTGCATTATCAAAATGGTAACGGATATTTTCTTGTCTATCTTACGGGTCGATAGGGTCTTAGTACAAAAATCGTTGGCCGTTAATCTCTCAGCGTCAGACGCCGCCTGCTTAGGATTTAAAGGGTCGTCGATTATGATTTGGTGCGAGTGCATCCCTGTAATTGTTCCACCCGTTGAGGTTGTAAACCTCTGCCCGCCCGAGGTGTTAAGAAAGTCAGATTTTGCGCTCTGGTCTGCCTTCAGTACCACGGTTGGGAATAATGTTTGGTATTTGTCCGAGGTAACAATATCCCTAGTCTTTACGGCGTGGGATAGGGATAAAGTATGTGCATAACTCGACCCGACAATCCTTTGGGACGGATCAACTGTCCAGACCCAGGCGTTATACATCTGCGTCGCAATGGTGGATTTTGTAGATCCTGGAGGTATGTTTATAATTAAATCATACGGTTTTGGCTGTCGGGCCATTACAAAAGTGTTGAGGTGTTGGAGTTCGTCGCATAGGTATTTTATATGCCAATTCCAGACGGGATCTTCGGGAATTATAACACTCCAAAACTCTTGCACAAATCTATAAAACGACCGACGACATAACTCGGCCAGTGCCTCGTTAGGATTTAGGTTTATTGACATCGGCTTGTTTTGCTAGTTCCTCCAGGAACTCCGGAGATAGTTTTGTATAATCGACTGTTTGTACGGGTTTGTCCCCTCCTGTAATTGTGGTTTCGATCTTGTCCCCGTATTTCTTTGGCTTCATTCGACCGAGAATCCATTTACGAGTGTCCACTTGTAAACGTCGATGCTGCAACATATCGCCCGTCGTAGTTTCGTCCCCTAACAATCCGGATTTAACCGTCTCGCCTAGGACGGGCGTATCGGCAATCTGTAACATTTCCTCGAATATTTTGTCGGCTCGGATGTCTCTCGCACGCTCGTAGTTATTGGAAAACTCGGCATCGTAGTAATTAGAATTTTCATTTAACCACTCGTAAACTGTTGACGCGTTAGGAAACTCGCCCAAAATATCATTTTCCAAAATATCGTGCAGAGATCTTTTTTTCTCGATCTCTTCGACAATTCTGGACTTCATTATCTTTTTATCCTCTTCGCTGTACATTTCTAAAAATAATTTTTAACAAATCTACAAAATAAATACAAAACGAGACGCGTAAACAATATTTTATCGTCCAACTATCAGACAATCAGCCAATTAACCCGAATATGTAAACAATCAAAAAGACCGATATTTTATTGTTCCACCGTAACCACCTATAAACCAGACAATTAAACCCCCTGTAAACAAAGAAACAATATAAACGATAAATTTCGTCACAGTATATAATATACTAAATCGCGTGCATTTATGGGTATTTTCTATATATTTAATAATATAAAAAGATATACTATTTTATTGTTTACATTGTTTATTTAGTACCTAAGACCCCGTAAACATTGACTTTCTGAAGTAAACAATCATTGTTTATTATTGTTTACGTTGTTTATTACTTTATTACCTCCGTATAGTTTACCCTTTTTATTGTTTACATTGTTTACCGCCTGTAAACCCTTATGTATCAGACTAATAAAGGTAAACAATCATTGTTTACGACTGTTTACCTTTGTTTATGCGTCCGCTAGTGGGATTTTAGATATGTTACTGAAATAAGGAGTAAATATTTAAAAATATTACGATAATCGACACTATTGCGACAACTATCGACGGAGTTCCGTATGTATTTAATACTCTATTTATTGCTTTCATAAGTAGTAAGGTTTTTAAAATTCACGGGGTTGCAGACTTTTTCTTTATAGGTAAAAACACTATCCGGGTTTTTAATACCTGCGATTAATTGCATCCTGTAAACGTGGTTTTCGTGTAATTTTATAATACTTCTTAATTTTGAAATTGTACAACTATCTGAGGTAATTATCTCGGTTTGTAAAACTTTAATATCTTTATAAAGTTGTATTTTTCTCTCGTATTTTATAGTCTTAACGACATAAACAATCAACAAAATAGATAATACACCTATGAGGTTTTCTTTAAATCTTCCCATATTACAACTCGATTTCGATTCCTGTTACTATCCTGTAAATGTCTCGCGTCAATCTTGCATCGAATAAAGCGTCGTGCAAACTGTCGGGGTCAACGGCCAATCCGAGTTCTAATCCCACACGTTTAAGTTTGAAACTCGGCATACTTTTACGTCTGTCCATAAGATATTCAGAGGCCAAACAGAGTACGTCGATTGAGTCGGACCAGAACCACGAATTATAATAGGTGTTTTTGTTCAACTCGAAAAACATTCGCAAAAATAGGTCGTCAAAACTTCGATTATTGAAACCAATTAGCCACGCTTTTGTCTGTTTTTCGTATGGATTAATGTATCTTTTTAAAAGGTTTAAAAATGCAGGGAATACCACCGACATTTCGGGATAGGATAAAATTTCCTTTGCAGTTTTACCACAAACCGACATCGCCTCTTTTGTAATCTCTGCCTTTTCGTGGGGCCTAACTTTATAGTTAAATTCCTCAGCGATTAAGCCGTCCACCTCAACAATACCAGATAATTGATGTATCGAATGTCGATTGGACTTTGTTCCCGTAGTCTCTACGTCGTAGAATATTTTTACCATAATATTAATCGTTATGTAACCAAACATTATAAATTTGGTCGTATTCAAGTTTTAATCTGTTTGCTAATTCTGTAAAAACATTTTCCCGTACTATTGAGTCGTGAACCTCTAAAAGTTCATAAACTTTAGGGATATTTATCGCCAATTCTGCGAAAGTTAATGTATTGTTTATATTTTCCCCTTCTGGATCATCTGAGAAATTTTCTAAATACCATTTTTGTATTGATTCATCCATAATATTATCGATTTTCTTTATAATGTTTAATTGCTCTTTGTACAGTTTTGTAACTTACTCCATATTTATCGGCGAGATCCTGTAAATTTTCCCCTCTTGCAAACCGTGCCGATATAATAGGATAGTCCTCCAATTTCAAGGCTCTTTTATTTGCGAACGCGTCCACTTTAAAGGTTGTATCTTCTAAAAGTTTAATCGCAGATTCTACCTGGTCCACGATGGCGTCCACCTTGTCGATTTCCTCTTGGTGTAAAAAAGGAAAACTCCGACCCATTATGTCGTCCCGTTCCCTTTTTACGTCTCTGAGTCCGTCCTTCAGTAGTTTAAGATCGTAACGCATATTTATCTGTAATATGCGTTTTCCATTGTAGTCTGGGCGGCAACCACGGGATTAAATGTCTCAGTCGCTATAATTAACCAAGCCTTAAAAGATATTGACTCGACCCCTTTTTGGTACTCTCTTACTTTTACCCTTTTGATTCCCCAAGCGGTTGTCTCGATAGTTACTGTCTTTGCTGTTCTCGATAAAACTTTAATTGTTAGATCGTTTCCGTAAGATTTTCCTGTTTCAAAAGTTGTCATAATATCCGTTTTTGTTCTCTACAAATATACAACGGATAAACGGATATAAAAAATATTTTTACAAAAAAGTGAAATTTATTTTTATATCCGTCCTAAAAAAGCATTAAGAATATGCCGAGTAACAACATTTTTTGGCTTTTATTCCGCTGCCGCAGGTACAAGGTTGATTCCTGTAAACCTTCGGGGATTTTCTTTTTAATGTGTTAGATCCTTTATTTGCGTACTTTAAATCTCTCGGTATTTTTCTCATAATTATAGAGTTTGGCTAATTGGTTGTAAAGGTCGTCCGTATGTGATTGTCGAGATCCAAAGTACTTTCGTTTTCTCTAGGATTAAAGTCTCCATTTTTGTCAGAGGTTTACCGAATGTCGCCGTACCGTTTTCATCGTCCCACGATTTAGGATTGCTGTCCGTGTGGATTGTTGGCGATATTGGGAACTCTGGTTTATGTACAGATACCGCGATCGGTTGTACAGGCCCGCCAAAGTTTAAAACTGTTATGTTTGCCACACCTTCAGACGTAACCTTTTCGATGTCCTTTTCGTCCAACTCCATACAAAACGATATAATTCCGTTCGTTTGTGCCAATGCTGGTAAATTCTCGTATTCCTCTTGGTTCTCAGCGATTACGATGTTTTGATCTTTAAATGGTACTGCTTTCATATTATTTTGATTTCTTGTTAAATTCAGCTCTTAATTTTTCCACATTGTCGCAGATAGACTCTTCGTCGTTTTCTACTTTATCTACTTTTTCCGTTAGTACTTTGTAAGCCTCTGGGAAATTATCTCTAATTTTTGCGTAAGTAGATAATTTACTCAACGTACATTTAATCTTATTTTCAAAAGAAGTTGCCTCCGCACTTATTTTATACTCTTTACGTTGTAATCTGTTTAGCTGTTTTAGTAAAGGCGTACCCTCTTTTAAAACTTTGTCGAGGTCTGTATCGCTAACCTCTGGACATTTTGGATAAACATACATAGACGTTTTAAATTTCTTTTTCTCGCCTTGTATCTCGGTTTTTAAAGATATGTAGCCCTGTTTGTTAATCCTATTCGGGTATTTTTCAAAGAAGGAAACAACGTCTTTTGGTAAAACTTTTAAAATTCCATCCGTCAAGATTTGTTCCATTTCCTTTTTAATTTCGTTGGACTTTCCGACCATAGGTTTAACCATAATTCGGGCCACTTTGTCAACTTTCCATCCTGCTATTTTAGCCATAATTTCTATTTTTATTGATTATTAATTAAGTTAAAAATTCTTTATTTATACCGACGGACTTTTCGTCGATTCTTACTACGGTATTCCAAAAAGCGTCGAACGCATCCAATAGAGTACCCGACATTTCCCCGGTACCGTCTCCGAAATACTTTGTAAACTCTTTATTAAACTCCTTGAAAAATTTATCGAATCGGGCGTCCTGGTTTTTGATCCTGTTTAATTTATTTTTCGATGTTCTTTTAATCTGTTTTAGATGGTCGGTATCGTCTGCAGCTTTCTCAGTCATAGCGACATCGACTTGTCGGATCAACTCTTGTTGGTTTTGGGAATATTCGGTATAATACGCCTCAAACATACAGAGCATCGCCGATAATTTAGTCGCCAGTCGGACGTTATTTTGGATTAACTTTTCCGATTCCTTTTCGTATTTTTCTCCTAAAAACTCGGCTAAATCCGAGATTGGTTCTTTACTTTTCATACTTCATATTTTTAAAAATGTGTGCAATTACATCGACCGTCCACCCGTCCCCTAAAAGGTCGGCGGCTTCGTTTTCTGTTAGGTTGTTGGTGTAGCCGATTGGTACTGTTTGGCAGGCCTCACGTTCAGATTTTACCATATATCTAAGACCTTCGTATATCGACAAATCAACATCGATACATACTTGGTCGATTTCTTTTGCGGATAAATCTTTAAAGTGTAAATCGAAGTGTTTTTTTACCTCGATATAATGTTCCTCAGACTTAAAAATAAGAGTGGTAAAACCTTTATTAAAATATCTATGTAGCATTTTTACAGGAGTACTCAGAGGTCGGGAATCGCTAACTAATAACGTTCGGGCCTTGTCTCGGTCTGAGTACCCATTCCCTAACATTCTGTATCGTTGTGCCTCACTCACTCCAATAGTATATCCGTCTGGTACCGTTTGCAGTCTTTCGTGTTCTGCGGCCGATAGAAAACGCCATTTATAAACGTCGTCGCTGCCGCAATCGACCTTTATTTTTTGGGACGTAGTTAAACACGGACTTTTACCTGAAATACTGTAAACTCGATCGCCTTGTCGAGATATATTCGACGGGGTGTCGCCCGTAATTACTGAGATCAATTTTATATCGTTACTCAATTCGTCAACGTTTCTATAATTTTTTAAGAGTTCGTCGATTCTAAATTCCCCGTTTTTGATAGTTAAATCCCAATACGTATTGTTTTCTAACAACAATTTAGGGTCTGAAGGTTCGATAATTATATCCTGGATCGTTGAGGTGTTCTCGGGCACTTCGTCAATTTCAATATTAGACCAATATAGTCGAGGTCTGGACTGCGCCGAAAATGATGTCGAATTTATAAAAACGGGCTCAGTTTCTAAATTGTTAGAAATTACCGATTTCCATTTTTTTAGACATATTTACATTTTCCAATAGGAATTTAACGTCTGGATTTACGTCCCTAACCTCCTGTAAAATTCTGAGGTATTCCCAAAACAAATACGATTGTCCCTCGAAAACGAAATTTTCGTCCTTCAGTTCCAAATATTGATCCAGAGATAAAACCTCGATATTACAAGTCGTGGCCATCCCTTTACGTTTACCCGCAAAACTGAAACTTTGGCACGGACTGCCTCCGATAACCAAATCAATTTTAGGCAATAATAAATCGATGTCTAGTAAATCCGTAACGCTTCCAAGTTGTACCGTATTAGGGAAATTCTTTTGGGCTACCTGCATCGCACTTTTATCGATTTCACACGCGAAATAATTGTCCACTTTTATACCTAATTTATCCAAGGCAATTTGTCCGCACGACATTCCGTCGAATAAACTTAATACATTCATATTTTAAAATCTGTTTTATTTTTGTCCGTAAATTCGTGGACTCTGTTTACTAACCATCCTAACAAGTAACATTCTGCCTCGTCGTTAAATCTATCGAGTTCCTGTCCTATATCTCCGAAAATCTTATTTACAACGTGTTTACATTCGTGGGCAATTATCCCAGGTGTCGGATATAAATACCCTTTTCGTTTGTACACTCTTAAACCTAAATAGTTTTTACCTTTGTGAGTGTGGATAAATCCGTCCGTATCTCTGACATCTAAACCGAAATATTTTTCTTTTACTTCGGCATTATCATTGTAAAGTAAAATTCGGTATTTGTCTCCGTAAATCGGAATCGTTAAAACCTTACTTTTTATCATAAATTAATAATCCTTTTAACGTCCATATTATCTTCTAAATCCGACAAAGATGGTACGATTGATTTTTTAAGGTGGAATAAATGTCGGTTGTTAGCCTTGTTTATAATATCCGATTTTTTGGGAAATACCTCGATAAAAACAGTATCGGGGAAATATTCGTCTTTTAAATCTTGCATCTGTTCCCACGTTAAAGGGATCTCGTTTTCGGGATCAATACCTAAATAGATATATTTTTTATTTTCTGCGATTACAATTTGCATAGTTAAAAGATTCTGAAGGTGTCGTCCTTAACCTCTGGACTCGTTATAATCTCGATACCGTCTAAAGTCCCAATATCGGTTCTAGGGTTGTACAATTTCCCGTCTCTCGGATTTTGTACTCTGGATCTACTCAATCTTTGCAGAGTTCTAGCGTTGCAAATGATTATTTGAGGCGTACCCTCGTGGTCTGTACATTGTTTCTCTAACTGAGGTAAAATGTCGATAATTTCTAAACTCATAATTTTTGTTTTATGGAATACCAGAGCCAGTCGGGTATTTTGATTTGATTAAAATTTAATTCTTCTATTTGGGATTTTGGAATCCAAGCGAAACAACGTCGTAAAGTGGTCGGGTGGTAAAATTCGTAATTAAAACACTTTTCCGATTCTGACTTTATTTGTTCCGTCTGCAATACCATTAATCGACCGGGTTATTTTTATAGTACTTAGATTGTGCCTCGCAGTGTTCTAAAGGTACACTCAGTCGTGTAACATTGTAATATATCCAGTCCATACCTAACCCCTTATAATTGGCAAAGTGTCGGAGTAAGTCGGTAAAATAGAAGTGTAAACCCTCTAAATCGTTCCATAAATCTAAATTATGAATATGTATCGACAAACCTACACCGTGGGGCATTGTAACCGTTTCAATGTAGAAATTATCGGTTGTAAGTCTGCCAAGTGCGTTGAGTTCGTAAACCTCTGACAATTCAGGGTGTTTCTTTTTATCGGATTTACTTTCGTACCAATCCACGTCCATTTTTAAGGACATCGGTTCGGTAATATAGAAACCAGTATTAAATATTGTCTTTTTACCTTCCTCAGAAAAATGCGGGTATTTGTTGATCCAATCATGGAACATTACGAACGCATTTTGTACAGTAGTGAAATTCGATGTTTGGTGTATGTGTCCCATTATTTCGTCCCTGTTGATCCGAAACCGCCTTTACGTTCTGAAGGTGTCGGGAATAATTTACCTATTTCGCTAACAATCGAGATACCTTGATATGATACCGGTACCAATAACATTTGGACCAATTTTTCGCCTGGTTCAATTTCTACGACATCGCCGCCAATATTACGGACATGGATTTCGATTTCGTTTTGGTAATCTTCATCGATCACACACGCACCAACTTGTAAACCTTTTCGAGTTGCCTGTCCTGACTTATTCATAACGATAAGCGCATGACCTTTCGGTACTTTGGCATAAATACCCGATTTGATTTGCACGTCCTGTGTTGGTGCTAAAAAATGATTACCGGGAAAATCGTTTGGTACAAAAAAATCGATACCCGCTGATTTCGCCGTCCCACGTTCGGGAGTTTTTACGTCTCTAACTTTTACTATCTTCATTGTTTTGATTTTTTAATTACATATTGATAAAACGGCAGCCCAATAAACTAAAGAGCAAACCATTACATAAAATAACCTTTTTATTAATTTTTTCATAATTTCTATATCTTTGATAAAAAGCGACAACCTTAGTAGTTGCCGCTTTTAGGATTATTTACTGAATCGCTGTTTTGTCATAGATTTATTAACTCTCTCAAAAGTTCTGCCGCTCTCTGTCATAATGTAGTTAGCCAATCCCTGACTTATGGGTATTATGTTATCGTTCGCACTGATTATAAACCCGATAGTTTGTTGGGTATCAGTATCAGACGTGGAATCTAAATCAGCAACGTGATTTTTATTGAATACCTTTTTAAAAAGCTCTCTGAATCTTTCAGGGTGTTCAAAGCGGTTTACTTCTGAGTAGCATTCTCCTAATTCTTGGTTGAGTACCGCTCCGTTTTTTCCGTCGTTAATTGTTCTTAATGTGTACATGTATTTATATATTTATAAAATTACCTACTCTTTATAGTTTTCGGCTTCCCTATTTTGATATGTCAAATCTACGGCGTTTTATTTAAACTAAAAAACTTTTTCATTAAAAAATGAAATTTATTTTAAATATTTTCAAATAGGACATAATAAAAAGCCATATTATTTTGAATGTTTTTTATTAAAATATCGGCGGAGGCCGTAACTTCTTAAAAAGGAAACCACGAAAAACACTAACGTAATGGTAATATTTTGGTTTATCGTTACGGGAATCC